CAGCAAATTCTTCAGATGAAGAAAGTTGCAAGTATTTAATGCCATCCATATAGTATTCTTTTGAAGAGCCACTAGATGGCTCTTCCGAAATACTAGTTAGGCCATTCCACGGGGTGCCGACATCATCGACATAAAGGACGCCTCGATCGACACCGTTTTCGTAGTATTTCTTTCCTGTAGAATCCCACGTAAGTCGCGGCATGGCGCCTCCTTTCAGCCCGTAGTTTTCATGGCAGCGAGTCTCTGTGCATTAAGCGATCTATTTCTTGCCGCTAGATCTTTTGGCGACATCTTCTTCTTAGGTGCGTTTTTATGCACGCATACTTTAATAAGCATAAGAAGTCGATTAAGATGCCAATATTGACATTCAAAAGGAATTTGCATAGAGATCATCCAATAATAGATAAGCTCAGATGTAATAATTTCTCGACTTGGCGGTGAGTTAGGATTCTCTGTTACCCACGTGGCCGTCATAGGATTTTGTATATATTCAACTATTTGGTCAACATTGTCCTGATTTATTTTCAAAAGAACCTCCGGAGGAACATCCGGAGTCAAAAGCATAGCTTCGACATACCCAATAGTTTCTTCGCGCGTTCTATCAGGAGTACTAAGAAACGGTTTACGGAATCTTGACTCCCATTTTGAAAGGGAGACCAGAGAATGCTCCAGCTCAAGGCAAACACTTCTGCCTGGCTGAAAAGTGTTTGTTTGTTCGTCAAACAGTTCTTCCAAAACGACATTAATGGAAAGCATTCTCTGATCCCTCCTTCCAATTCTTGTCTGCTTACGCGTAGCTGAAGAACCAATCGTCGTCCGTAACAGCCGGGAACTTGTAACCGGCATTCGGCTGTGCAGTGATGACGGTGTCCACAGTGATGACAACACTGCCAGTAACCGTAACGCCATTCCGCTTGTAGGTAACACCAGTAACCGTCGGGATGGTGATCGTGTGAGTACCCGAGTTGTACGTCGGCGCAGTCGGCGTAACCTGAGTCAGCGAGCCAGCGAAGATAGCCAGCAGAGCATCCGGCAGAGGAAGACTCGGTTCCGAACCAACAGTCCCATACAGGAAATTCAACAGGGTGGTCATCGCATCCGGAGTAACCTTGGTCGAGTCAATAGTGATGCTAGCCACCGGCTTGAAGCCCGTAACGGCTACCGGCGTGGTGGTAACGTCCCAGCTGAAAGTAATAGCCTCAGGGGAGTCATTAACCGTGGTGTAAGCCTTCTCCGAAGGAGCAGCCAAGCAGCCATAGACCAGATGAATCTTGTACCCGTGGTCGTTTCCATCCACGTCGTTACCCAGCTTAGTCCGATAACTCAGACCAAACAGCTTACGATTCTGCTGACCCAGCAGAACACCAGCCTCTGGCTCGGCCGTACCATCACACTGACCAAACTCGGCCGGGTACGTGAAAGCTTCGATGGTGGCCCCAAACTCTTCTGCCGAGAGAAGGTTGAGGTACTTGATGTTGTCCGCATACTGCGGGTTGGACTCAGCACCCGAAGGAGACTCGGTGACCGACACCAGTCCATTCCAGGCATAGCCATTGACATACGTCCCAGAAGCATCCGGGATGTACAGAACGGCGTGGTCTACACCAGTCTCGTAAGTGCGCTGTCCAGTGTTGTCCCAAGTAAGAACACCCACTTGAACTACTCCTCAGTAGTAGAGAAAGAATACGTCATGGTTGAGATTGTCCTTTGTGAAAAATCGATTGAAAACACACAAAGGAAGGGCAGCGACCTTATCAGGCACTGAACTATCTGGATCACGTGAGATATGTGTAACTTGATATCGATGTGTGTATGAATACAACTTATCGTCAGCGAACTTTGAATCTGCAGCATCTCGTGAATAGATGATGCATGGATACACAATTTGCACATTCGTGGGCGGTTGGAAATATACATTTGTGTTCCCAAGAAGTTCTTCAAGTTTAGCTTGAAGGTCAATTCGTGGGGCCATTATATATACCTCCCAACCTGAGGATTAGACGAGGGCGGCTGACTTCAACAGTAGTGACAGTCCACACCGCCCCCGCCCATCGTACATAACGAATGGCAAAGAAATGTTCGTTGGCGTAAGCATCAGCCACAATACTGATGGAATTTTGCACGGACAAATCGTCGTTGACGCTCTGTCCTTCCTGAAGCAGACGTGCATTGCGAAGTACGTCACCATAATATTGTCTTTCGGTGACAGTTTCAGTCCAAACTCCAGGCGCTGTTTCTACAGTGTGGCCATAACCGACAACTCCAAAAAACTTTGCCATGTCACTTCCTCAGATTACGCCCGGCGGAAGAAGCTCCACTGGTCCTGCTGGTTGTTGGCGAACGCGTAACCCGGAGCCGGGACGGCGATCACGTTCAGACGCTGACCAGCAGTCAGAGCCGCCTGAGCACCAGCAGTCAGAGTGGCTGCAGTGTCAGCGTTCTTGTACACCACGTTAGCCATCGTCGGGATAGTCACCACGAAAGTGGTGTCATTCATGGTCGGAGCAGTCGGGTTGCTCAGCAGAACAGTAGCCGCAGCGGTCTTCTTGATGACCAGAGCAGCCTTCGGCTTTACAAGAGCGCCAGACAGACGAGTCTCGATCAGATAGGTCTGCTTGTTGTAGTCGATGTCGAAGTCGTCGAACATGTTGACCTCGCCACCGCGGTCGGCGCCGATGTTGTAGTCTTCCAGGTTCACGATCACGCCGATCAGGTCGGGCGTGTTGTTCATCGGCTCGACAGTGATGATGTCACGCACATTCAGAGCCGCGGCAACATCAGCCTTCGTCGAGTACAGTCGACGACCAAGAGTGTCCTTCACCTGCAGGAACTTGTTCAGCGTGCGAATGGTGCAGTAGAAGTCCGGAGTACCGGTCCCCTTGTAGTACTCCATCGCGTTCATAACCGCGTCGACAACCTCGTCATACGAGGAGTTGGCGTCATCGACATTGACGTTGACAGTGGTGACATACAGCTCGTGATCGTTAACGATCGAACGGATGCCAGCACCATCCGCAGCACCAATTGGGTCCTTGATCTTGTCCTCGTGAGAAACATCCCGCCCATCCGAGATCAGGATGGCGCGAGCCAGCTCCTCCTCCAGCATCAGGCGCATTTCGCCCTTCACCCAGACAACGACATCGAAGTCTGTGATGTCTACAATATCATCGCGGTCAAGCTTCTGCTTCTTGTAAATCGTGGTTGGAGTCGTGGTCCGCTTGGACACACCAAACCACTCTTCGTTCTTGTAGGCGCCCTTGATGTAACCCTTGGCGCGAGCCTCATCCTGGGTCAGATCTGCGATCAGGGTCTTCACCCGAGAGAATGGCGTGTGCCGAGTCCCGTTCAGAACACGGCTAACCCACTCGGTTCGACGCTTGTCAAACTCGGGGGTGTCAGTCAGAGTCTTGGCATCCGGGAACAGCAGATCAACGTTGTCGATACCGTGCTTCAGAGCATACTCGTGAACGGCGTCCTTCATCGAGCCAAGCCGCTGGGCCGCAGTCAGAACAGACTTCATATCCGAGTGGGACATGACGTGGGCGTTCGTGTCCGCGCCAGTAACAGCAGCCGGATCGGCCTGCTCAAACATGTTACGAGGCACAACAGTTCCTTCCTTGTGAGCGAGAGCGTCATCAGTGGTAGTTTCGGTTTCAGGCTGGCCACTTTCGGTCTCGGTAGAAACTGCACCGTCCGAGTGAGTCGCTGCGTTCTCCTGCATAGAGGTTTCAACAGCAGCCTGCATCATGTAATATACGACCGACTTTTCGTCTTCGGTCATCTTGTCCCAGATTTCCTGCACGGTAGCACCATCAGCCTGAACAAGCACTTCGACAGGAACATTTTCATTAATATTAGCCGAAGGAGTCTCGGTTACATTAACATCGATGGGCAGTCCACTATGGATAATGACTTCGTCTTCCAACTCAATGACGCTTCCATCAGTGTGCGAAATATTAACTGTGTCAATAAACGCACCAGGGTTAGCTCCAGCAAGCACCAGGCTGACTTCACGAATCATGCCATGGAAAACCTGCTTCGATCGCTCAACGAGCTGATTGGCCCAAATCGAAAGAAACTTAATGTCTCCGTGAGAAACAAGAAGCTTCGCGTCTTGACCCTGCTTCGTGTCGTTGAAATATCCGTACGCGTAAACACCGTCATCGCGACTTTCCAGAACAGCGTGTCCAAGCACGTTGGCCGGGGTGTTGTGACCGTGCTGCCAGACCAGAGGCACCATAGCGTCATGCATATGCTTGAAAGCATCAGGCATGATGGTCCTGCCATCGGTGCACTTGAGTCCGGCCTTAGTCGCGTAACCGCTAAAATCAGCGGTATCTCCCATCTGGCCGTCTCCTTCCTTAAACGAGTTTATCAGGCAAAACCAATAGCATATGATTACACATTTGGTGCTACTGGACTAACAGACGGAGCGTTATTTGGTTGTGGCATGTTGCTGTTTCTAAGTTCGTCCGCTTTTGGATCTGTTGAAGGCCGGTATTTAATAATCTGACGAATCTCATTACCGGTCAAGATTTCATTACGGCTCAACTTATCAGCAATGTCAGCAATATCACCAACAGTAACAAACTTGAATGGATCGTGGAAGTACATAATGGTCTGCCCCTGTGTGCGAGCCGTCTTTGTCAAGAAAGAACGACGCATTGCTTCTACCAAAGAATCCGCAATAGGAGCAATAGTCCTATTGTGATAATTCAGCATAGTTCTTTCATCGGCAGTACCATTCATTACTTCTGGCGTCAGACCCAACTGAGAATATAGCATCTCAATAAGAACTTTAACCTGATTCAGCAAGTTGTTTTCTGCAGGACGGTTGAGCTGAGTGATCTTCTCTGTTCCATCAGTGTAGGCAATTCCGTATTGACTACCTTTAAGCTGGAACTCAATATCCTTGCGTCGTTGTTCTGCTTGCTGTCGTCTAGCATCGCTCTTAATGATGTAAGGAAGTTGAATAATCAAGTCCAATTTACCAGAGCTAGACTGCTCATCGACAACATCGAGCAAATTCAACTTACGAATAAGACGTTGAAGTGTTGAATTGGTTTCATTCATAACCAAATACAATGGATTTTCAACAATAGCTACCATAGATTTGGGTAGAATGATCTCTTCTTTTCGACCTTTAAGATCATTCCACACACGAACACGAACATGACGAGTGTACCATTGAGCAATTTCTGCAACGCGCATCGTCTTAATATCGTAACTACCACTGATAGTAGGATTCTCAGTAGTATCGATAGGGACGATTGCTATACAGCCCTTGTCAAAGAGACTAAGAACAAAATCCTGCTTGAATGCCCGAGGTGTTTGATCAATATTCGTTTCGACAGACAAACAGGAGTTAAGTCCACTGTCGATATCTTCGAGATATCGATCTTTATCGTCAAGTCGCACATGCCTGAAATCTATGCTAGCGACGTCGATTGCAATTCGAGTGAAAATCGAGGAGATGATGGACTTTTCGTTACTAAAATTTAGTCTAACTCGATCTGCACGGCCGCTTGTATAAGTACCTCCATCCATGACGGGTGGGTACTGAACGACATCTTGAAATGCATTCCACGCATGTCTCAAGCGAGCGCCAAAGTTCACTGCTCACCTCCTCTCTTTTCCATGTATCACACTCGATATACCCAGTCTTCGAGATTACCAAATCCTGGCGCTACACCAAGGTCGATGTCTTTTTTGAATCCAACAGAAGTATAAATATGCTTTGCAACTGCAGCGTTAGAAGGAACTTGAATGCGAATTTCACTCAAATTCTTATCTTTCTTTGTTGCTTTAATCAAACCTTTAACAGCAGCTTTTGCATATCCACGACCTTTGGCATTATCGTTTATTTGAAGCCATTCCCCACGAATAACGTTTGGCTTCTCTCGCCAAAGTTGAAACGATCCGACCTTTTGCCCATTCGAGTCATGAATTTGCATAGATGCAAGGCTGTCAGCAGGTTTTTGTCCAGTGATCTTAGCCAAAGCAAGAGCTAATGGCCCAGGGCGTTCTTTGACAATAGAAATTTTTTCACCAGATCTTGTTGTCAAAGATGTTTTAGTTGGTGCTGGCGATCCTTGATGAAAACGATTTTGAAATGCCTGATAATTTTTACGAACGCCCCAACGCATCCCTTTAACGCCAAAATGAACAAGCATATCAAGAGGAGGCTTTTCTTGTCCAAGCATTCTCACTCAAAAGCCTCCTTATTTGCTTTGTATGCTACATAAGCATCCATAAGAGCAGACACGTTATCGATTTTTTCATCTTGACGCTTTTTGAGGAGTTTTCGGTTTCCATTAGTGTCTTCTAATGTGACTGCATTCCCCATGGCAAACGTCATGAGGCTTTGATCGAAGAACAACAATCTTTCTTCACTAAGAATTTTTAGTTCGCCGAGAGGAACAGATTCAGTTTTTGCACCCTGAATGACCTTCTCAATACCAAAAGGCCCATTCTCTTGTTCCCATCGACTAACAAATTCTTTAGCGTTATAAGGATCAAATCCAAAGGTTCTAACATCATACTTCGATGTCTCAATAAAAGCATCCAAGTCATCATACACTTCCATCATGTTCAAGATAGTTCCTTCAAGAACGTGAAGACTTCCTTCTCTAACGAATTCCTCGTATTTAATTCTTTTGGCTCCAGGAAGTTTCATTAAAGTAAGAGAAGTAATGTAGCTTCTGACTTTCACACCGAACCCACGTCTAAGTGGAAACAAAAATGTAAAAGCACAGAAGTCATCTCCTTGTGAAAGGTCTGCCCCCAAAGAACAAGGCATTTCCCAAAATTCACGAGGCCGATGTGGAAGTGTTTCTTCGTAAGTGAAGAAGTATGTGTAACCTTCCATGGGAATGCCAAATCGTTTGGCAAGAATGTCATTTCGTGCAGCAGGAGCTTTTTCAGCTCTTTCTACATCCAATTGATAGGTATCATACGTTACTGTTAGACCAATGTTAGGGTTTGCCTTGGGCCACATTGCCGGATTAGCTACTTCTTCAAGTTCGTCTAGCTTATAATGCCAGATAGATACATGTGGTGCTGCGTATTCACCTTTAAGAATGTCAGCAAGTTCCATTTTGATGGTATCACCGCTACCATTACGAACAGTTCCTTCAGAACTGATAGCAATGATCAGATAGTCATCAAGTTTGGATGCTCCTTGCTCGACCGCACCTACAACATCTTCTCTGAGATCCCCCGATAGCCATTCGTCAATTGTCGATACCTTAGGGCGAAGCCCCTGTAGTTTAGCAATCGACATTGGACGAACTTCAAGAATAGATCCGGTAAGGAAGTTTTCAATTCCCTTTTTAGTCGACACCAACTTTTGTCGCAAAGCTCTTGATCCCGTTGTATTCTGCAAAGAACCTTCTGTTAAGAACTTAAACAAAGGTCCTCGAGATCGTGTAATGGCCGTTCGAAACGGAGACATTACTTCTTCTGCTTGTTTCATTGTTGGCGCTGTTGTAATTTGATGTGTAGTGCTCGTATCTACATTAAGAATGTAACTTTGCATACAAAACGCATACATGGATTTTGCAGAACCTCGAGCGACGATCAAGTATTGTTTAGAAGTTAGCCTCTTCTTTATTGTTTTCTTGACGTAATGACCACCATGGCCGTTTTGATAAGGTTCGTATACACTTCTTTCTACAAAGTAATACCAACCCAGCACTTGTTCAGCCCATAATTTGAATGAAGGAAGTAGTCGTAGATCACTTCCATCAGTCAGAGTCAATTCATTTTCACAATAAAGAATGAATCCTTCTACTGCTTGATTGTCGTAATAGATGTTGGGGTTGGCAATCAACGCGTCGATACGGTTCATCTCCATTGCGATTTCACGGTTAACAGGAATTTCTCCTCGAAGAACCGAATCTCGAAATTCGCCGTAATATTTTGGAACTGCTTTGTTTGACAACGTCATGCCAACCCTCCTTTCTACTTACTAGTTACCTTACTAGTTACCTTACTAGTTACCTTACTAACCTGCTTGTTAGTGACGTCCGTAGCAATCTTCTGAACCTGCTGCTTTCCTACACCAATAAGTACATCTTTGACAATCTTTGCCGCAACTTGCTTCTTAGATGGCGGCTGCAAGTTTGCCAATTGACGCTCTAGATTCAATCGAGTAACCAGATCTTGAAGTTCCTTGTTGCTCAACGAGCGAACAGTTCCCTTCTTAATCTTTGCCTGAGTTTCAATTGCCTTCTGAGCATCCGTGCTAGGACGACGGGCAATTTGCTTGTTTACTCGCTTGAGATCACGACTAGATGTTGAGGTAGCAGTGACCTTATTGGTTTTGGAATCGATTGAAATCTTAGTCTTTGCAGGATCATAGGTGATATTCGTTTGACCACCATTATCACTTGTAGGAACCGTACGGGAGGCCTTACGAACCCCCCACCTCATACCTTTGGTTCCGAAGTGGGCAATAACAGATTCCACAGAATCAGTCATCATCATGTCCGTTGTTTGGAGATCAAATGTTGGTCCTTCATAATTTCCTGTCCACAAAGCAATTCGATCAAAGGACACAAAATCCAAACGACCAGCATTATCTGGAATAAGAAACGCAGGCGTTTCTGGATATCCCAAAGTCAAATGTGGCGTGTAGTCAGGGAATTGTTCAGTCGCGAGATAAGCCTTTTCAATATCATCATTAGCACGGAATTTTGCTTGCATTTCCGCAAAAAGATTATGCGAGAAATCTTTGTCAAAGAAAAGGACATCGGCTTGCTTATCTCCAAGCACGCCTCTCTTCTCAACAAACACGCCAAATGCACGAAATGCCGTATTGGCTACATGCTCAACATAAGCAGTAATAGCAGCAATATCCATGGAAGGATTTAGTTCACCAAGATTGCAAATGGTCATATGAGGAACTTTTTCACTGGAAATCTTCCAGACCACATCATCGTCGCGAGGAATGGCGACGATCACTACAGGACTCACAATCCCTCCTAGAATGATTCAGTTTGGAAGTGGTATCCAACAAACGAAATTCCAATGACAGAGGACGTTCCACCAACACTCATCCAACCACGCTCGGCAAGATACGTTGTATTTGCTGGGAGGTCAGTTGAAACGCCAGTGTTTCCAGACACAGTTGCTCCAGAGATCAAATCAGTCACAGTATAGTACAATTTTGTATCGTTTGGAGGACACCAGAGGTCACATTGATACAAACTTGTTCGATCTACAGTTGGAACTGGAAAAGATGCACCCAAGTTGATCTTGGTACAAGTGCTTGTTGCATCGTTGTGCATGATTTGAATGTTGGCGTCAGCAGCATCCCAGCCCATGCCAAAGCATGTAACTTGAGTGGATGGTTCTACATCTGTTGGGGCACCAGTAGTAGCCGTAAGACCAACAAAGGCTCGGTTAGTTGTCGTAGCGACACCTGTAGCTGGACCCCAAATTGTTCGAGTAAAGAAGCCACCAACACCAGCAGCATTCCCTCGAAGAAGATGAGCACCAGTAGTTCTCCAGCCAGCAACAGCTGTAGTTGCTGCTACAGTCACAAGATAGTCAAGGCGACGTTGTCGCGTGTGTTTATTTGTAATTGCTCGTGTTGCAGCAGTAGCTGTACCAGTTGCTGCAAGAGAACCGATACCGATCTGCGTAATTGAGGTCGATGCTGAGTTAGGAATAAGCCAACCACGACCACCCTTGAGTGGATCGGTCAAATTTACTTCAATGCCAACATCGTTTTTGGTGTACCAATCTCCATTTTCTTTAGGATAAATAAGTCCTCTGCCTGAAGCCGGCGTTGTTGACGTAGCACTTTCAGGAAGATTAAGAGGAGCGGTGAATGTTCCCGCACCTCCACTAGCTTCTAGTGCATCAAGCCGCAAATCAAAGCTTTTCGCATCTGCTCCGATAGCGGTGATAAGAGCATCAAGCCGACTTTGAAGGCTCATACCTTAGCGGCAGTATATGCCGCGGCGAGATCGGTTTCAGGATTACCCAATTCAGTCTTGGTGTATACGTCCGAAGAATTTGCCTTCAAACCAACAGTTGTAGTCAACGCATCGATAACCGAGGTTTCCTCGGCAGCCGTGACCAGGGCAGCCAACTCGCTCAGAGTGTCAAAAGCTGGGCCTGCTCCGCCAAGAATTTCGGCCTTCAGTGCAACACGTTCCTGACGAACACCCTCTGGCGTGACAAATCGAGTCGTGTCAGTTCCAGTGGCAACTTCTGCCAGCGTGGCAATTTCAGCAACACCCGCAACAGTAGTAGAGGCAGCCGGAGGAGAGCCACTAGAAGCCTTTACCTCG